TAGTCATCGGGCAGTCTTCACAGTGTTTCACTCTTCACCTCCTAGGGAACGCTAAGGGGGACGCCTCCGACTGAGAGTGCTCCAACCACGTTAAGCGCCCCCTGTACCTCGCATACACCCTTGAGGGTTACGGAGGGCGCTGACACCTCCACGTTGCTCGTGCTAGTAACGGAAACGGGGGCGTTTGATGTAATGCTGACCCCATCCTGGCCTATGTGAATTTGTGTAGTGCCAGCGGCGCCGACGACTGATAAGTCCCTAAACGGAGCTGGATTAGTAGGATCGCCACCTAGCGTTTCGCTAATGCCGCACAGCCCTGGAGCATTCATGGTCCATATCCGAGTCGCGCCTAGTAATGCTTCCAATATCTTGCCTAATGCGTTATAGACAAACAGGGATATCTTAGGCCATCCGGCGTCATCAGTCTCTAATCCGCCATTCACGGTTGGAGTGGAGAGCATGACTTTCTCGCCGCATACATTGATGGCCCGGGAGTCGCCATGCATCCATAAACCAGTACCCGGAGCAGCTTGCAGAGCTGTCAATCCACCACGCTGCATGGACAGCATGTTGGCATCCGGCCGGCCGAGGCGCAAATCGCCCTGGACGGTATCTTGCTCGGAGCGAGCGGCGTCAGACTCCTCGCCGATAGTCCCCATGAAACCAAAGCATACGGCATCACCGCTGTTTGGTGTATAACCCACCACACAACGCATACCAGCTGTGGGAGCAAAAGCAACATCAGGCGATAGCGTGGCGACTGGCACGCCCAGAAGATAGCAGTCGTCGTTATCGCCGTCTAGCCGAACGTCTATCGTTCCCGCATCGGCGTCATACCGCGTTACGATTCCATAAGATGTCTTATCCATAGCACTAAGTAGTATGGCCCGCAGGGCCACAGCGTCAAGGAGAGCCTTTATGAAGATGTTTGTAGCTGACATGTCGAAAAGGCGCACCAACCCCCTAAAGCGCACGCTCGTAATAAGCGAGCGCGCCATCAGCAGCCTCGGGGCGGCATTTCTGATAATGCGCTCCGACTCTTCCGTTGGCGGTTATGGCGTAGTGCGCAACATGGGAAGCGTACTGATGCTAATAGACGTGCTGCCTATACCGGGAAAATCAGAATGTCTGGATTACCGCGTGGCAGCTCGCAATGTGCAGGAGAGGCTCGCCGCGCAATGCCATATGCCGGCTAATCTGGCGTGGACCATGGGCAAGAACACGTTGCGCGTAAGCGATAACTGCAAGCGCGCCACGCTGAAAACACCGAAAGACGAGTACTACGAGCTCGAAGTAGCCGATGGAGGCCTGGCATGGGCATCAGCGATTAGCCTGGAGGATAACACCTACTACTCGGAAGACCTCGCCGTCAGGTGGGATTACGGCCGATTTATGGAGCTAGCTAACGATTGTAAGCTTAGCGAACTCAACGAGCCATACGTTAGCGCAATAGAGACGATACCATTTGTTGAGACCAACATCATCGCATTAGACGACCCACCGGCACGCTCGGTAGTCCAGCGAGCAGAAGACTTTCGCATATGGCCGTCAAGCAACACTCAGGTCGCCACTGTCGCGGATGTACAAGTGGGCCTACACAAGCCAACCGCGACGCAGCCAGCCACTTCACCGAATCGTACGATTTATACATACGCGCTACGGTCAGCGGTTAATCAGGCAGGCTGGACTCTGCACTGGCTAGCACCGCCACGAGAAGTGTGTGAAGCGCTGCTCGGCACGCTGAGCCGAAGCGAGGCCTCGCCATCGGGAGCGCCACTGCGCAAGATCCTAGCACACACAATATCGCAGTCGGGTGCGCCAGATGAAGTTAAGACAACAGCAATCGACCTACTCAAGGCAACCCCGCGCGACGGGAGCAGTGATGCGTGGTGCTATATCTTCCCAGACGCTAACAAAGCATCCATTTCGGTGTTTATCTCTGAGGAGGTCCCTGGCATCATAATGCCAGCCGAACTACAGCTGCTCACATGCGCATATTATGTTGTTAAGAAAACGTTACTCACAGCAGAGGAGGTGCGTGCGGCTTGTAAAGCAATCGACGACGATGGATCCTAGCTACGGAGGTTTGCTATGCCGCTGTGGATGATGACCGCTATTGCTTCAGTGTTGATGAGTATCGGGCGCTTCATCCCGACGTGGCTATACATAGCGTTTATCTCGGTCAGCGCAGGAGTCGCGATAGCGGCTTTTGCGACTGGACGCCGAGACGCTTATAGCAGCTGACATCAAGATGACGGGGCGTGGTCTAGGTGGCCACGCCCCAGTCGTCTAGCGGCGTTTCGTCAAGCTCAAAGCCACCATAAAGCGGATGCCGGAGCGATTTCCCGCTTGAGCCTCGAGCTAGAACTCTTATCTTGCGGTTTTGGAATTCATCCCAATGCTCAGCCATGTATCTGCGGAGGTTATCGTCTAACCCCTTGCCGGACCCCACATTGACGCGCTTACCCGTGGCGTCTTCTACGATCAACGACCCCACCGTTCCCTCAAGATCACCCCTGCCGGGGTTGTAGCCTACAATCTTACCGACATAGGGGTGCCATATTTTTTTACGATACATCGGCATGTCGTCGGTGTCGGTTGACCTTGCCAGGACGATGCCCTCGCCGCCCTCACGCTCGATTTGCGCCATGAGCTGTTGGGGATTATCCGACATGCGCGGCCGCGTGATATATGGATTATTCAATTTACCCACTAAGTCGTCCAGAATGGCCATCTTATCAGCATAACTCACGCCGGGCATGCCCACGATGCCCCATGGAGCGAATTGTATCTTGCCCTCGGAGCGTTGACGCTCGAGCGCCTTAACGGGTGAGGAATTGAGTATGCCGGATAGGGTGCTGAACCCCTTGGGGTGGTATAGCTCCCCCGCGATGGTCATGCCGATGTACTCTTTAGGTATTTTGGCGTCCCTGATCCATGGGACGTGATGCTCTCTCACGAGTGGCTCGCCGTCAACCCCACGCCTGCGGCTAGTGAGGGTGATCCCATTGGGATTAAGCGTGGCATACATCATGGCGCCGTCCAGCTTTTCGCTAGCCGTATAGCCCGAGGACGGAATATCTCCCTGCCAGTCCTTGTATTTACCACGCTCCTGCCACACACGCTCACGTGGCAGGTTGCGCAGCACCACGAAGTACTGCTTCGCGTTGCTGGGGTTCTTTTTTAGTGTCAGCTTGGCATCGCCTATGTCTTTATCGTGTATGTATAAATCGTACGATCCGTCATTATTGCTATGCAAAACCCCGGGATGCTTAGCGACCAGAGTAAACGGTCCCGCCCCGTACTGACCAGAGGGTATAACCCCGCTCAGCGTGGCATATGCAGCTACATGGTCGGGTTGATGTATCCACGTGGCAGTCTGCCCTGCTTGACCCTGTAGCGTGGGGCGAGGGATGACAAATGATATCGACCGATCAGGCAAACCTACTCGCTCGGCGTCGTGCCGCTGGACTCCGATTACCACGGGCTCGTAATAGTGTGAGCCTATTGGGGTAAGGTTTTCGCTAGGCACATGCACGGAGCGCAGCATGATATCATCGCTAGCGCGCTTAAGCATATAGCTCAAACGACTCATCGCGCCTCCAGATGCATCAAGCAAGACCGCGCCACCCAGCGGGCCGGATTAACCCCCACGCGCACGGCGGCAATTATCTCATAAGGAGCGGCATCAAGCCTCCCGCCAGAGTTGATGTGACACGTAAAGACGCCATTTGCAACAGTACAGCCGGTTAACAATGAATACGTAACGTCGTTCTTGTCCTTATCCAGCACGCGCACCATGCGTACTGACCAAGAGGTGCCCCCGGCTTGAGCGAATGCCCCAGACAAGTCTAGTGCCACCACCACGCTGCCGCTGACGGGTTTTACAACCACACTAGACGCACCGCCCGAAGCAGCGCTCGCCAAGAGCTGAGCAGCGCTTCCGGACGGCTCAAGGCCTGATGGCACATAACCCCACACATCACTCGGACTCGCTCCGCCGCCTCCACCCGTGGGGGCCAACTCCAATGCCTTAGCGGTAAACCTATCATTGCCGCTGCTATCAATCCCGATAAGCCCATCCACGCGCTGAGTATTGGCGTACACGCTAGATACGCCAGAGCTGATTCCGCTAAGCGTATTGCCGGTCGAGCCGGGGATTACATGCCCCGCGACGTCCTCGTCCCATACCGCATCGGCGAGATCGTCGGAATAATCAGCCAAGGCGGCGTCCATTTCCGCATTTATGTTGGCTAGGTTGAGCTCGCTGGAGTCGATGGCAACCGCTCCGCCGCTATTGTCGATCACCATTCCAGTCACGCCGCCCAGCAGGCTAAGCGTGCCGCCTGATCCGGCGACCTCGATGGTGCCGAATATGCCGGAAACGTCAGCCTTGCCTCCGGCGGCAAGCGTTATGGAGGCCCCCTTGCTGGTCCCACGCAAGGATAGCTCTCCGCCTCCCACGTCGACCACGTGCCTGCCGCCGCCCATGCTGTCGATCTTGCACGAGCAATTGGCATCGAGGGTCATTGCCGTGCCAGCCGTCCAGCGACGCATCTGGATATGCGTGTCAGCGCCAAGCCCGGCAAAGTTCAGCGTAGGCGTCCCCCCGTGCCCGACGAGCGAGAAGCAGTCGACGAATTCGTAGCTGCCCGCCGTACCTCCGGTGAGCGTACCCGAGCCGTGCCCGATACCGGTTCGCAGCAGGATTGAAGGCGGTAGCGTGGCCGCCCCGATCTTGCAGTCGACAAACATTGGAGTGGCAAGGGCGGAACCCACTCCGGACACGGTAGCCCCCTCGACGTAGCAGGCGTCGATGGACTGCCCGTTGAGGTTGAGATTCCACTGCTTGCCGATCAGCGTTTTCGATCCCAGGCTGGACGACAGTGTGATGGTTTCGCCATTGAGTATCCTGAAACGGGCAATGCCCAATGCTGCCGCTATGGTCAGGGCATCAGACCACGGACAGGGATTGTCAGCCGTGCCGTTGATATACACCGTGGTGCCTGAAGAGCCCGTCGCCTTTACCCACACCGCTCCGTCAGCGTAGCCTACCGAGCGATACACCACGGAGTAGGAGAGGTACATGTAGTCGTTGTAAACGTAGACCCCGGAAATGCCGCTCCCGGCCAGCCGTACTCTGACCTTGCCAGCGTTGGAGCCGGAGCCCACCATTGTAGTCCGCAGCTTGCCGATCTTCGTGCTGTCGGTCGTAGTGTTGTCGCCCGACCATATCTCTATCTGCTGCCAGTTGTTGGCTACCCAGTCGTATCCGTAGACGCCAACGTCTTTACCCTTCGGCGTCACGCGACCCCAGAAGACGATATCGACTGGCACGCCATCGGCCCCGACGTTGAACTCGTAGTAGCAGTCGAGATTGCCGCCTGAATCGCGCAACAGGTGGTAGTCTCCGTTTTTGTTGAAGGTGTTGGTATAGGAGCCGGTCTGTGTCCCGGTGGTGAGCACGAAGCCCGATGCCACCGTGGAGATTGCTGCACTGCCTATCGATAGCCTGGCAATCTGGTCCTGGCGCCCCGGGAAGGCATCTCCAGTCAGTCCCGTCCCGTCGAACTGGCTCTCGAGGTTGTCGGCCGCTATTGCGTCGCCGGAGACCTTCACGACGTTTGCCGCAACCTCTTCCCCATCCAGCGTAGCCTTGATGTCGGAGCCGACGAATACCATCTTGTCCGTCTGAGCCTTGACGGCGGACAGGCCGGAGCTAATGGCATCATTCCAACCGCCCGCATACAGCATCGGGCCCGTGTAATCCCCGGAGTTGTTGCTACGCATTGTCCACAAATACGCTGTCGGGGCAGTCGGCTGTACGCTGAGGTTGGAGAAAGACCAGTAAAATACCCCAGTCGCACCTATTTCAGTACACGCAGGGCTCGACAGGGCCGGTTCGCTGGCATTAGTAGCATCATACACCTTAATAACAACACTATCGCCAGTACGGAATTTGACGGCAACCCTGAACGTGGCCAGTTCGGCAAGCGTAACTCTCATCGCACGACGCCTCCGGAGCCTGAGGCTAGATGCATTACCACCACGTAGTTGAATTCGGCATTAGGCGTTATCTCCATGGTGCTCATTTCGTATCCCGGACAGGTAGCCTCGAGCACCCACGGATTGAATGTCGTGGTGTCGTAGTAGGGAGCTGCAGCTTTGCCTTGATATGCATGAGAAGCCAGCATGACCTTCACCCGATATCTCGAACCCGCCCCCGGCGCAGCGGGCACGGGACCCTTCCAGGTGATGGTATTAGCAGTATTGCTCTTGATGGACTGCAGGCTGCCAGTCCCGGTGCCGGAGACGATTTCGGCGAGATAATCTACTAGCGCATTGGGCTGAAACGACTTTGACGAGTCAACTATGGTCGTCACGGACCCACCCGTGGCAGTTCCTGAAGCCAGCCAGACATACCCGTCGGCATCGGATGGCTCAGGCGTGACAACGTTGCCCTGTGCATCAGTCAGTACTACGCGGACTCCAGCCACGGGATTGCCCACATCGTCTATGCAGCGTATCGTGCCATCGTAGCAACGATATACCGTGAGATAGGTAGGGTTATTGAGCGAATGTGCCCCTGGAGGATCCTGTACCCACTGATGATTGATGGCGTGATACTTGGTGGTAACGGCGGGGAGGTGGAAAAACATATCGCTCACGTCTCCACCTGTTTTAATCCCCCTACACCACGGATTGCCGTTTGTCTGAGGCCAGGCGTAATAAGCGTAGATCACACGTCCTCCGGATATTTTCTGCCCCACACGAGCTACAGTGCCGGCGTGGAAGGCGTTGTGCTTATACATGTAGGTATCACGCACCATACCGCTTCCACCAGCGTCGTCAAATCCTATTCCATCCGTCACGCAATCTTGGATGTGATAGGCACAAAGCCCCGCCACGTTTTGGGTAAATCTAACATTAACGCTTCCTGTATAATCCATGTATCCATAGTCTTGGATGAATGAACCATACCACTTCCAGGTCCCATAATTCATCGCCGAATAGTAGTGCCCGGTACGCCTGAATGCCGCGCCTTGATAGGATGCGCCCCAGGTGAGATAGCCCATCAAGAAGATAGCGTTCGTCGTCGACTCCCAGCAGCCGCACAGCGATATCTGCGTGCCTTTCTGAAACCTCAACGCGCCGTCGATGTGTAGATAGCACTCGAAGTAGTACTGATCCGGCACGCCATACCTGTCGAAATGGCGGTTGAAAAGCCTGTCAGACAGCCCCGAACTCTCAAATGCAGCGTAGATATCAGCCTCGGTATTCGGCGCCGCCTCCGTACCACCCGTCACGGTAACCTTTGGCAATCCCCAGGGATACCATACCACCCGTATTAGGGCCGTAGCGCCAGTATCGGTGTAGCTGTTGGTGTTGCCGGCAAAGCCCAGGCAGTTATCCCCCTCCATGGGGTCGACCACCCCGGGAGAAGTCGAGCGATAGATCAGGTAGTTGTTCGCCCCCGGGACCTGGCTCCACTGGAGCCTTACCGACGCCTCGTCGATGTTGGTAGTGGCATTCACTTCAGCGCTAGGGATGCTGAATTGATTGGAGTAAACGACGGCAGCCGCACGCTGATAGACCGCCACGACAGTGTAGTAATACGTCGCCGGCGGCAGCGAGCCCCCAGGCTCCCTGTCCGCCTGAACGTTACCCGGGGCTGGCAGTACTGATATCGAAACGGGCATACGGCCTCCAGTGAGTGCTCCTAGTTAGTATGACACATCAGCGCTAACGTCAAAGGGGGAAGCTCGCGCCTCCCCCTCCGACTGTGCCTGGTCTTCAGTTAGCGCCCGAATGCTCTGCCTCGGGCTTCCTGGATTGTTGTCCACGTAGCATTAGCTCGTGGGATTATCTCACGCTCAGCCCAATTGCGCACACGCCCGATTGCGGGATCTATGCGTGGGGCAATGGCTTGATTGTACCAGTCAACCGCGCGATTGCCGCCACTGCGCAATGCAGGTCTGAGATCCTGGCGATACCAATCTGATATCGCAGCACCGCCTGACCGCGCCAGCGGGGCAATGTCGTTGCGATAAAACGACTGCATGCCCTGCCCGATATCGCCACGCAGGCGAGAATCGCCGAGCACTCTGCCGCCGGCAAAGCCCGCCAAAGCAGCGAGTATCATTGCCAGCGCAGAGCGCCCAGAGGCGGTTTTGGTCAGGTCGCTATAGGGCATTGGTTTCCGTTATCGACCCAACAGCCTGTTGATATTGTCGGTTAGAGTGTTGGAGAACTCCCTCTCGCGCTCTATCATTTCAACGCGATCGCGCAAGCGCTCCGTAGCCTGCGCGATAGCGTCGCGAACGGCCCCACCGGGTTTAGGCTCTGGGGCGTGGGCGTCGCTGAAGATGGCGTTT